TGGTTCTGGTTCTGACCCTGTTAAGGGCTTGGCTAACTGGGCTTCCAACACTACTGCCGCCGGTAACACTGTTGCTGCTGGTATGAACGTTGCTAAATTGCGCACATTGCGTCAAGGCTTGGGTGCTTGGGGTCTCGATCCCGCAGAAGTAATTTATATCATTAATACTGATACATATTACCAGTTGCTGGAAGACACAACCTTCCAAACAATGAACCAAGTTGGTACACAAGCTACATTGTTGACTGGTCAAATCGGTCAAATCGGTGGTAGCCCCGTGTTGGTCTCTGCAGAGTTCGCTTCACCAGGTACTGGTATTGCTGGCGCTATCTGCTTGAACCCAGGCAACTTTATCGTTGGTAACCAGCGCGGTCTCCGCATTGATACCCAAGAATTGGTTGAAACACAGCGTCGCGTTATGGTGGCTAGCCTCCGTACTGGCATGACACGTGTTACTACTAACTTAGGTAACGCTGTTACAGCACACAAGTACACAGCAACCTGATCTGCTAGTGTAATTGTTTAACAAGACCCTCTCGGGGGTCTTGTTTTATAAAGGTATTATGTGCCTTTATAAAACAAGCGAGGTATTTATGGCAACAAATTTAGTAACAAAAGCAGAATACAAAGCTTACATGGGAATTACAAGTGCAAACTCTGATACAGAAATTGATTTCTTAATACCCAAGGTTAGCGATTTAGTAAAAACATATTGCCGTCGTACTTTCATTGATTTTTACGATGAGGCAAAAACAGAATATTTTGACGGTGGTTTCAACAAGCTGATTTTAAAAGAATCACCAGTAGTTAACGTAACTTCTGTAGGATACAGCGAAGATTTTGGCAAGACCTATCGCACATTAGCAAAATTCACAGATTGGATTCAGCGCGATGATTTTGTATTAAGCACAAATCCAAACGGCTTTGCTGAAGTATTAAACGGATATAAAGTAGTTTACTTTGCAGGCTACGAAGTAGTGCCTTCAGACTTGAAGTTAGCAGTATTAGATTTAATAGAATATTATTCAAGAAACAACGGTGCTGTACACAGCACTCGTGATTTAAATCCGAATACAACACAGATTACCTACGTTGCTTCAAACAACTTTCCTGCAGCGATCAAGCGTGTGCTAGATCAGTATATGGCGGACTTCAGCTAATGGCTAATCGTAAAGTAAGTCTTAAAGATCTAATTGATGATTTTGACCCTGCTGTACGACAGGCCTTGTCAGAAGATCTCCGTGAGACGTTAAATAAACGACCACACGTATTAGATATAAGCTATCGTGCTTTACGAATTAATAACAAAGAGCAGTACAGTGAAGAAGTATTCCGAGAAATTTACAACACTGTTATTAAAATAGTTGGTGAAAAAGCAGCTCGTAGATACGCTTCTATTGAAGAGATTCCACGAAACTATTTTACAGGCTCACAAGGCTACTTAGTCTATGTAGATGGTGGAGATACTCAAAGATTGCTAATGGCAAAATCTTTTAAAGCCATTCGTTCGTTTATTAGTGATAACGTAACAAATGATCCAAGGCTAAAAGACACTATTTTTGGTCAGCGTATTAAAAGTCAAAAAGCAATAAAAAACAGAGCTGGAAAACCTACTGGAGACTTTGAAACAGAATATGTATCTAACGTAGAATTAGGACATATTGCTAGTGCAGGTACTGGACAGGAATATTTGACTAGCCCTCTTACAGAAAAGCTATTTGGTTTAATGGATTACGGAGAGTTGAATGGTAATACTCTTGTAACCCAGTACGCAAAAGAAGCACTAGATAAAGTTTACGAAGTTCAGGCAGATGCAGAGTACATGTTTAAAAACACTACTCCTGAAGCGCTACAAGGAATCGAAAAAACGTTTGGAAAGCTATTCGTAGTTGTCACGTTACACACATTCGATGTGAACCAAACGTTCTCAAACGAAGAAGCAAAGATATTCCAAGAGCTACAAAGAAAAATAGCTATGTTAGCTAGTAAACCTTTAGTAGCTAATTATATGAAAGACATGATGTCTTCTAATACTATGTTAGAAGACATTGAGCAAGCAATTGTTAGTATTTTAAAAACTGGCAAACCAAATCTTAAGCGACATACGGCTAAAAAAGGTGCTACACCTAAGAAGCAAGTTGGTAAAAAACAAAATTTACCTGCCAAGCAAAAGATTACAGGTAAAACTAATCTACCAAAACAAACTGCCGAAAACTCTGTAAACTTAATAAGCCTTCAAAACTTATTAAATTCTCAGTTGCAGGATGTTATAAGTGGTAATATGGGAGACGGCTCTAGTAGAGGTTTATTAAACTACAGAACTGGCAGATTTGCCAGCACTGCGGAAGTAAAGCGTTTATCTATAAGCAGAGAAGGCATGATAACTGCATTTTACGATTATATGAAAAACCCGTACGCAACATTTAGTACTGGAGGCAAACAAGAGTATCCAAGATCTAGAGATCCTAAGCTACTCATTTCCAGATCGATCAGACAAATTGCCGCTGAAGTAGTTAACAATAGATTAAGGGCGGTACTAGTATGAGCAGACGAATTAGTATTGTAAAAGCACTAGCAGAAAAATTAAAGACTATAGACGGAACTGGACCATATACAACAAATTTATATGACAATAGTTACGCAAAGCTAAAGTTCTGGGATGAAATACAGGACTTTCCAGCTGTGTACATGAGCCCAGGTACTGAAATGCGAGAGTATCATCCAGGTGATTTTACCTGGGGTTATATTAACATTAGTATTAAAGCTTACGTTAGGGATCAAGACGATCCACAATCTAGACTAGAAGAACTACTTCATGACTTAGAAACTTGCATCGATGCAAATCGTGTTTTAGTTTATGACCAAGATAATAATCTGGAAACGACTGAAATCTTAGTTCAGAGTATTATGACCGACGAAGGGCTATTAGTGCCATATGGTGTTGGTGAAATAAATATACAGGTGCGGTACGCACTATCATAACGTTATATGGCACCAAAACAGATAAATGTCTCGTAGGTGTGCCTTACGTTAAAACTTAAAAAAAGGAATAACTATGGCAGTTAATTTAATTCGTAATAGTAGAGTCTTCTTTACTACAAACGTCGATAGTCAAGGTCGAATCCGTGCTGGTGCTTATAAAGATGAAGCACAACCGTTTACGACTACTAATACATGGGAAATCCAAGTTCTCGAAGGCATGACTTTTAGTCAGAACACTACAGTTGATACTGTTACACTAAACGAAGCTGGTGCAGCACCTGCCCGTGGTCAGCGTAGCTTTAACACTGCTCTTGAGCCTTTGGACTTTACATTCTCCACATACTTACGCCCTAACTTAGATTCCACAACAATTACTTGCGAAGAAAAAGTATTGTGGAACGCTTTTGGTGGAGCTATTGCACTTGGTACAGCCAATGCTGCCTGGGTAGATGGTACAAGCCCTACTCCTGGTACTTTTACTGTAGCTAATTCTAACAAGCACCAATTACAAGCCTTTGGCCTTATTGTTGTGTTTGATGATTTAGCTTATGCACTCGACAACTGCGCTTTAGACACAGCTACTATTGATTTCGGTATCGATGCTATTGCCGCTATTCAGTGGGCTGGAAAAGGTAGCTTGATTCGTCAAGTCGCCATCGCTGCTAGTGCTCCTGCTTCTGGTAAAGTAACTTTTACTGGTGCTGATGTTGGTGCAGTTGGTGTTGAAGAAGCAAACGCTAAAAACACAGCCGCTAAGTTTATTACTAATAAGCTTACTGTGTTGCAAGTTAATGATGATATCAATGACTTTGCTGGCAGCGACTATAGCGTGCCAATTACTGGTGGCTCGATTACTATGAGCAACAACTTAACATACTTAACACCTGCTAACTTAGGTGTTGTTAACTTGCCAATCACATATTTCACAGGCACACGTAGTATTACAGGTACTTTGACTGCTTACTTGCGTAGCGGTTCTGCAAATACTGGTGGTTTGTTGCAAGGTCTGTTAGCAAATGCTGCTACGGAAATTAACCCAAGCTATGCTATCAACATTCAAATGGGTGGCACAAGCGGTACACACGTTGACGTTGGAATTCCTGCAGCTATGTTGCAAATCCCAACAGTTAATACAGAACAAGTTATTAGTACTACATTGACTTTCACTGGACAAGGTTATACAAGCACAGCGTTTGATATCGACCAAGCCAACGAAGTTACTGTTAAGTACTACGCAACAGCTTAAGCTGTAACTTTAACAGCAGGTGCTGGGTTGATCTCCAGCACCTATTTTTAGACTCTAGAAAAATAATATCAAGGAAATCCATGGCACAAGAAATTAGCCTGAAATCATTACTAGTACCTAGTAAAACAATCGAAGTTGACTATCCAGGATTCTCTGGGTTTAAGCTTCAAATTAACTACATTAGTCGTGATAACTTAATCAACTTACGTAAAAAGTCTACTAAAACTACTTTCAAGGGTCGACAAACCCAAGAAGACTTTAACGAAGATTTATTCTTGGAACTTTACGTTGACGCAGCTATTCGTGGTTGGTCCGGTTTAAAGTTTAAGTATGTTGACCTGTTAGCGCCGGTTGATGTTAGCAAGTTTGATCCAGAAGACGAATTGGGCTACTCAAAAGAAAACGCATTAATGCTAATTAAGAATTCTACTGATTTTGACAGCTTTGTCAGCGAGCGAGTAAACGACTTGGGAAACTTTGCGACGAGCAATTAACTGAAGTAAAACAGCAGTTAATTAGCTATATGCAAAACGGTACTGTAGCCATGACCAAAGATCAATACTTTGATATGTGCGAACAACTTGGCTCAGAACCCGTTGAAAGTGAGATACCCGTTGAATTCGAAGATTTTGCTATGGAGGTTCAACTCGCACTTAGTATATACAGACTACTAAGGGATGAGTGGGAATACATGAACGGAAACTATTTAGGTAAAAACTTAAATGGTATCTTTGAACTTTTTGATGTATATGAAGTACATCCCAAAGATAAAAAGTTCTACCTTGAATTAATTCACATGATTGATTCAACCAGAATCGATGAGATTAGAAACTCTAAACCAACAGAAAAACCCGCTACGTAAAACCTAGCGGGTTTTTTATTGGTAAAAATTTTTTGGTTTGACAAAAGAGTCCTATAATGTTATAATGATACCAAACAATTAATTAATTGTTACTTTAATAGCCTGGGAGAGTCTATGGCAGGGAATACGGTAATTGTTAACGTTGAAATGAATGACCCAAGTGGTTCAGGCAAAAAACGTATAGCAGAAACAAAAGAATACAATCAAGAACTTACAAAAGCAGCTGAGCTGAGTCGTAAAGCTGCTGGAGTGCGTTCTGGATATCGCGCCTCGGGAGAGGGCACAGAATATAATCGCGGCCGTGGTGCAATGGGTGCCACAGGAGCAAGTGCACGAGATTTTGCAAAAGAATCACGCGGTCTCGGTGGATTAGTACAAGTATACGCAACAGTTGCAGCTAACCTCTTTGCGGTTACAGCTGCTTTTGGTGCTTTAAAAGATGCAATGAATACTACTAACATGGTTAGTGGTATGAATCAATTAGGGTCTGTCAGCGGAGTAGCCTTAGGTACTATGGCTCAAAAATTCGTAGAAGCTACAGACGGAGCCGTTAGTTTGCGTGAAGCAATGTCAAGCGTAACTAAAGCTAGTTCTGCTGGTCTAAGCAATAAACAAATTACTGATATTGCTAAAGGTGCTAAACAAGCTTCACAAGCATTAGGCTTAGATATGGCCGACGCAGTTAGTCGTTTAACTCGCGGTATTACCAAGTTAGAGCCTGAATTATTAGACGAATTGGGTTTATATACTAAAATTGGTCCTGCTGTTGATAAGTATGCTGCAAGCATAGGAAAAACCGCTACTACACTAACAGATTTTGAGCGTCGTCAAGCTTTTGCAATTGCCAGTTTAGCTGAGTTAGAGCAAAAATACGGAGATATTGAATTAGCAGCTAACCCCTGGCAAAAGTTAGAAGCCAGTATTCGTAACTTAGCTACAGCAGGCCTGGAGTTAGTTAACAAAGTTTTAGTGCCAATAGCAAGTGTACTAGCAAATAATAGTACGTTACTAGGTGCAGTTTTAGCAGGTTTAGCACTAAAATTAATGAACATGGCTATCCCAGCTTTAGCAAGCTGGAGAAGTGAGTTAACAAAGACAGCTGCAGCCGCAAAGAAAAATGCTGCAGAAATCACAGAAAGTTTTGCCAGTAAAAGCGTAGAGTCTACGATGGCAAAATTTAATTTGCCAGAACTGCAAAGCAATTTAGATTCAGCTAAAGATAGATACGCTAAAGCAGTCGCAGATATTGCACAGATACAAAAAGATCAAAAATTAAGAGATACTAAAACTACAAAGAATATTACTAGTGGTATCTACGGCGAAGATCCTAAAGACTTTACTCGTACTCAAGCACAGATTAATGATTTAAATAGTAAAGGCACTACTCAAGCTTCCGCCTATGCAGATGCACTTAAGCGTGCAAAAGATGCCAAAAAAGAAGAACTAAACCTTACCAAACAAATCAGTAGCGCACAAAATCAAGCTGAAGATCAGTTTCAAAAGTCTAATATGAGCGAAGAAGCTCGTCGCAGGATTAGTCGCCAAGCAGCCAGCAGATCAGAAAGTCTAAACGCATTAGCAGATGTTTCTACTAATACACAACAAGGTGGATTCCGCTATGGTTTAGCACAACTTGAAAAACAAGTAAACGCTTCTGCTGCTATGGGCGGATGGGACAAATTAAAAACTCGTGCTACTGGTTGGGCAATTGCCGCAACTAC